TCAGCGTCAACTTGGTGACTATTGGCGGAAGTGCTACGTCTTCAAATCTGATTTTGGATAACAGAAGCATCGTTCCTGATGAGACATACACTTGCCCCGAATTGGTAGGCCAAGCTTTGGAGTCTGGTGGCTTTATTTCTACGATTGCCAGCGCGGCCACTTCTCTCACCATTCGTGCCTCTGGCCGAGAGATTACATAAGGAACACGAAATGAAAGACTTCATGATGATGCCCAAGGGATTCATGGGCCTGCCGATGGAAGAAGAGTTCATCACGGCAGCGGAAAACAAGAAGAACACCAAAGTAGTGATTGACGATTGGATGCTCGGTCCAGAGAAGCCAAGCAATGAGCCAACGGCGAACAAAGTCTACTGGGTCGCTTTAGGTAAGGCCATGCAAGTTGACGAGAAAGAAGCTCGGCGTCGTCGTTGCTCTAATTGTGAATATTACGACAACAGCACCATGACGCAATCCAAGATGGAGCGTATTCCACGCAATGAATGGGACGTTGGCGCAGGCTTCCGAGGCTACTGCGACAAGTTCGAGTTTATCTGCCACGATCTCCGAGCCTGCCAAGCCTGGGAAGAGCGCGAATCTGATATGGAAGACTGATTACTGTGGCAAAATAAAACCATCGAACTGGTGGTTCTTACAGCGTAGGGTTTGCACATGCCATTCGTCACAGAGGGGATCACAGAAGAAAACTTATCAAGTGTCTATTCTGATCCGTACATCACGAAGGTGGGCCACGACCACAGGAAGGCAGAGCCGATAGTTCACCCTAACGTTTTGTATCTTTCTGCTTGGGTTGGTGATGTGTTTGCAGGTGCGTTTATTGTCATCAAACAGAGTGACATTGAATTTGAACTTCATTCATTGCTTAAGAGATCATCAATGAAGCATTCAAGAGAGCTCGGGGTTGCATGTTTAAGCTGGGCTTTTGATCATCCAATTCTTAGGGTCACGGCGTACATCATTGAAGGGCTTGAGGCGGCAAAGAACTACTGCATCAAGCTGGGCTTTAAAGAAGAAGGTTGTAGGCGCTGCGCATGTGTACAGAATGGCGCTGTTAAAAATGTCTACGTGCTGGGAATGACTCGGCAAGAATGGGAATCAAAATGAGTTTTATCGGCAATATTCTTGGTGGGATCACTGGCGCGAAGCAGGCTGGGAGAGCAGCCGAGCAAGCTGGCCAAACACAAGCGGCGGCAGCTCAGGCAGGCATTGATGAGCAACGTCGCCAGTTTGATTCGCTGGTGCAATTGATGTCTCCATATGTCCAGGCTGGTACCGGGGCAATGCAGCAGCAGCAAGCCTTGATTGGTTTGCAAGGCCCAGAGGCGCAGCAACAAGCGGTATCTGGGTTCGAGCAATCTCCTCTGTTTCAGTCAATGCAACAGCAAGGAGAGAATGCGATTCTTCAGAATGCATCAGCAACTGGCGGCCTTCGTGGTGGCAATGTTCAAGCTGCACTGAGCCAGTTCAGGCCCCAATTGCTGAACCAACTCATCGAGCAACAATACGGACGACTCGGAGGGCTGGCAACGATGGGGCAAGCCTCGGCAGCCGGGCAAGCTTCCGGAGGAATGCAATCTGCCAGCAATGTGGGCAACCTGCTTGCAAACCAAGCACAAGCGACTGCTGGTGGGCAAATTGCTAGGGGGAATGTCGGAAGGCAAGCAATTGGCGATCTTCTTTCAATCGGAACCTCTGTTGCTAAGTTCGGAGGGTTTGGAGGGCTCGCAGGACTCGGTGGTGCTGGAACAGGTGGTGCGCCTGTGGGCGGCAGCGGCATATCATTCAAGGGTATCTAAGGTAACCATATGGCAATCAATCCACTCCAGGCCCCTACCAATTACATGGCCATGCTTCCACAGGTGGACCTGGGCCAGCAATTTGCAGAGTTTGGTCAGGCTCTGGCGCAGAGGCAAGAAAGAGAGGCTGCACTCAATGCTCAAAAACAATATGCCGCAGACCTTCAAAGCACATTAGACAACCCAACGCAAAAGTCTTGGAGCACATTGATTGCCAAGTATCCAGGCCAGCAAAAGGCGTTTGAGGCTGCGCGCCAAGGGTTTGGTGAAGAACGTCTTAAGAAGGAATTTAACCAAGGATTTAAGGTTTCGATGGCCTTGAACAATAACAACCCTGTTGTTGCAAAGGCAGAGCTGAGAACGGTCATTGATGCAATGAACAATTCCGGTGAAGATGCTGGCGTCTACCAACAGATTTACGACTTATTGGATTCGGGCAATATTAAAGGCGCCCAAGCTGGCGTAAATGGGGCCCTGTCTTTTTTGGATCCGGTCAGGTTTAAGCAGATCGTTGATTCTCAAGGTGCGGCGGCGGCAGCGCCAGATAAACTCCGATCAGAAGTTGCAGCCGCAGATGAGGCCGTTGCAGCTGCCAAGACTGCACAGGCCACGGCAAACAATGCTAATGAGAAGGCGGCTGCTGATGCTGCTTTGGTTACAGCGCAAGCAGATAAAGCCAAGGTCGATGCGAAGTTTGCAGGCCCATTGGCTCAAGCAAGCCTGCGCCTGAACGCAGCTCAGATTAACAATATAAACAGCGAAATTGGCACCAGGGCTGCCAAGTTAAATCTTGATGCTCAGACAATGCAAGCCACGGTTGCCGAAAAACTGTCCAGCATTCAAAAGAATGTGAACGAACTTCCCACAGACGCAAGAAAACTGATTAATGAGTCCGCAGTCGCGGCAGCAGCATCAAAGCAATCGGCAGACCAATATAACGACCTTGCAAAGCGTCTTGACGCGGAAGGCGGCGGCTACGGTGTGTTTACCAGCGCTAGGGATTTCATCAATAAATCATTTGGCACACAAAACGCGATGTCTGATCTTCGGTCGGAATATATTCGCGTCAGGAACTCGGCCGCCATAAAAGCATTGCCCCCCGGTGTTGCCACAGACAAAGATGTTCAACTCGCTCTGAAAGGCATCCCGCCAGAAAACGCAAACGCCAAAACAATGGCTAACTTTTTACGCGGAATGGCCAAACTGCAAGACATCGAAGCGTCAGTGGCTAACGCAAAAACTGACTGGCTGTCGAACAACAAAGGCATGCTAACCCGTGCGGGAGGCACGTTTATCGCCGGAGATTACGCAACCAAGCCGGGCGAAACATTTGGCGACTTTAGTCAGCGAATCGTGGGCGACGTGGCAAAAAGGTATCGATCCCCTGAGGAAATTGCGCAAGAAAAACGCCAGCAACTTATTGATCAGATTCCGACCGGTAGCACTCCACGACCAGCGGCTCCAGCAACAAACATCCGGTCTCAAGCTGATGCAATCCTGAGGGGGGGGCAATAAATGGCAACAGCAGACGAATACGCAGCCTGGATCGTCAAGAATTCAGCCAAGCGCGGAACACCTGAGTTTAACACCGTCGCGCAGGCCTATCAGGTTGCCAAGAGCGAGGAAAACACAGCCACCTTCCAGCAGCAGAACGCACCCCTGCCAAGAGAGCCAAGCATCGGTGAGCAAATCGTTGGCGCTGGTGAAGCGGCACTGACCATTGGCACTGGCGCAGTTGGTGGCGCGGCAGGGATGATCGGAGGCGCACTCAAGGGCTTGACCGAGCAAATCCTCTCCGGGCAATTTGGCACTCCTGAGGCTGTTCGAGCCGTGGAGCAAGCGGCCGCCAAAGGTGGCGCAGCCTTGACGTATGCACCCAGGACACAAGCAGGTCAAGAGCAAGTGGGAGCCATCGGTGAGGCGCTGCAAGGCTTGCCCGCCGTTCTGCCTGTTGTCGGCCCAATCGGTGCTGTTTCTGCGGCCACTAAGGCAGCGACGCCAATCGTCGCAGCTACGGCAAGCAGAGCCGCCGCCCCGATTATCCAAGGCTCCAAAAAAGTTGGGCAATCTATATCTAACGCGGCAGAAGCCGCAAGACAGTTCATTCCTGGTGCAGAAGCTTCGACACGGGGCAGCGGCACGGGGGGGCGGTCTGTTGGGGCTGCCGCGACTCCTGAGGCTATTAGACGCGTTGAGACTGCCGAGGGCTTACCTGTTCCAATCAAGTTAACAAGAGGCGCGGCCAGTAGAGATTCGCAACAATTGGAATTTGAGAAAAAGCAGATTCAGACTGATCTCGGTGGCCCACTGCGGAGCCGAGCGGAAGAAAACAATTTAGGCGCGTTGCAGAATTTTGATGCCCTCATTGACATGACAGAAGCGCAACTTGCTGACCTATCAACAACTGGCGGGGCAGTTGTTAAATCTTTGACAGAAGGGCTGACTGCTGCGAAGAACAGAA